CATCTCTTGTGACAGACAGAAGTGTATCCATGTTCTCGACAGAAGATGACAATTCCTTGTTACCGAAGATTGCCGGGTCGTAGCCTTCCCTGACTATCGGCAGTCCATGCGGCCCTGCATCTATGATCTGCCTAACACCTAGTGAACCATCCTCCTTCGGGTAGATCACTACATCCTTCGGCACCTGTCCTTTCACGTTCTTGTAGAAGTTGTTCCAGAATTGACCTGATATGAACTTCGTGAACACTGTCTTCATCGCAGCGGCAGGCTGATCGGCCCTCCTGATGATCTCGGTGATGTTGGCTACAGCGCCCGGCGACAGCACTGATTTCAGACGGTCAGGAGACAGTGGCATGTTGGTCTTCTCCAGTGTCTCTGTTACCTCCGAGAAGATGCTTGTAACGGAATTGGCCGATTCCAGATCTCCCTTGTATGTTTCAGACAGAGAAGGGGCCAGAAGTGTTACAACATCTACAGCAGTGTTGTCTGGGTTTCCTTCATTCTGTGCCTGTGCTTCGGTCTTCACTACAAGTGCTTCAGGAGACTTGACAGTATCCTCTGCGTTCCCGAGGCTGAATGGTTTCCTGTCGTCTTCGAGCAGCTTGCCTACAGCCTGAGCCACCCTGTCAGGCTGGAGTAGCGTGTAGTTTCTGAGAATGGACTCCTGAAACGCCTTTGTCCTTGCCATGACCCCGAAATCCGGGACAAGCTTCTCAGAGATTGCCTGACGTGCCTGAAGATCAGCAACCTTCATCACATCCTCCAGTCTTTCAGGTGTCTCCTCTATGAAGCTTGTGATGTTGTCGAAAGGCTTGAGTGTCTCCGCCACATGCTTGTTGACCTGATCGGGCGGCAGACCGGCTTCAAGAAGATCCATCCTTACTGTCTGTTCCAGAGATATCCTCTTGGTCTCAAGAAACTCCAGAGCAGTCTTTGTGTCGTTGCCCCTCAAGGCTTCTGCAAATACCTTCAGATCAGGGGAGACAGAGGCTACCTCAGGGTTGTCCAGAATTGACGCCATGTTTGCGACAGCAGAGGTGATGATCTTGGAGTGTTCCGTTGCAATGGTTCTGCCGATCTCGTCGGACTTGGCAAGGTAAAGATCCCTGTCGGACTCCAGCAGTTCCAGTTCCTTCTTCGATGCCTGTATTCTGGCTTCTGTTGATTGTCTCTTGAAAAACTCAGTCTGTACCCTTGCCTGCGATGCTTCCAGATCAATGCTCCCGTCAGGTCCAGTCACAAGACTTGCTATGGTAGCTGCCTGTCCCTGTTCCGTTCTGAGGAAGCCTGCGAAAGCCTCCTGCACCGTGTTGGTCACTTCAGGTATTTCAGGAGTCTCGCCTACTCCAAGCTCTTCAAGAACACCGGAGATGCGGGTTTCATACTGCGGCAGGGCAAGAATGGCCTGTGTCTTCACCTTCCTCATCTGCCTTGCCTTCTCCCCGGGATCCAGATCTGAAGACATGATATCGACTATGCGATCCCTGAAAGGTCCGAAACCGATGGAAAACTTCTCCGACTCAGTGGGCCTTCTTGTTCTTCCTCCACCACCGCCGCCCGTTCTCATGCCCTGACTTCTCCTGCGGCTTTCCACGATCTGCCTCTGTCTCTCCTCCAGCGCTGCCTGTCTTTCTTCCTCTGCCCTGTCCTGTTCCCTCTTTCTGGCGTAGAGCCTGAGCATGTTTGCAGCACCGGCGAAAGCTGAGGCACCGGTTCCGGTAGCAGGTCTTGCAGGTCCGGTAACACCGATGTTCACTTCATCAGGATTAAATCTTGCCATGTGTCTATTCCTTGGTATCCAGTTCCATCAGGCCGTTTATCATAAAGCGTCTTATCATGGTCTCATGCAGACTCCTGCCTCTGCCGGACATGACTTCCTTCAAGACCCTCTCACGCCTTGAAGCAGGCAGGGTGTTGAGAAGCATTCCCATGTCTTTCATCTTCTCCTCGTAGGCAACCATGTCGTCGTTCTCAAGATCCTTGGCAGCGAGGGCGGCTATCCTTCCGACATCGGTCTTCACCTGTCTCCAGTATGCGCTCATGTTCCTGTAGGTAATCGTCATGTTGTATGTGTCGTTGATCCTTGAAAGAGGAATACCCATACCGAGCATCAGGGCTTCTGTCACGTTCACATCATCTACAATCAGTGTCCCCGTTCTCATGCTCCTGTATTCACCTGTCTTGAGTGCGAAGATCATCTTCTTTGTATTGTTCCACGATGAGATGGTTCTTAGTGCACGGTCAAGATCCTCCTTGGCATAGGCTATGTCACCGACAACAACGTTCTTGGCAAATGAACCAATAGGCGCAGCAGCATCCATGAAGATACTGGGGCCAGCACCAATAGGGTTCTCGTAGATGTTCTCCAGAAAGCTTATCATGCCAGACACAGGAGCGATGGAAGAAGCCACATCAGTCTCCACCCCGGTCACGGCAGACAAGGTTCCATCAATGAAACCTCTCCTCACGTAGTCGTAAATCTCTTCCGCGTTCTCGTTACCACCGAAATACTTGTTCATTATGGTATCCGAGTAATACAGCGGTATGAAACCGCCAACCCCGTAGAACAGTGCATGTGAAGCAAACAACCTAGCTCTCTCCTTCCTCGTGAGGATCCTGCCTGAGAACATCTGTTCGAACATCCTGATATTGTAGGAAGTAAACTGCAAGACAGTGGAGCCTACCACATCCCTCTGCCAGTTCGCAGACGAGGCTCTTGTCATGGACGCAAACAGTTCGTCCTGTCTGCCTATAAGGCTTTCAGTCACTCCTTCATCAAACAGCTTGAGGTTGGGTGTCAGCTTCCTCCTCTCCACGTATGACAGCAGGACGGACCCGAGACGGGCAAGAAGCTCACCTTCCCGGAAGAAGACCTGTCCGACATCAACGAACTTGTTCAACCCGGCAGCGACAGCAGGACCGGAAGCAAGGTTGTCCTCGATGAAAGTCCTTGCAACAATATGCCTTCCATTCTTCCTTGTCCATTCCACGATGTTTATGAAGTCGTCCTTCGGGATACCTGATACGACACTCTGCGTCTTGGCGATATGTTCAAGAGCCTTTGCCGGAATACCCTCGACAAGAGCAGCCCTGAGTGCAGGGACAACAGCAAGTGTTCTGGCGCTCTTCGTCGCACCGATTGTAGAAGACACGATTGCAGCGGAGTTCAGGAGTTGCGAGGACTGGAGCCAAAGCTGTCTGATGTTGAACATGCCAAGCTTTGTATTGAACGCCAACCACCTTACGAAAGCCAGAGGCTCCTTGGTTGAAGTCCAGTCAAGCAGTCTCTTGATCTTCTTTCTGTCAGCCTCGAACGCCATCTCGGCCATGTTGTGCATGAGAGTGGAGAAGTATGTTCCTTCCTCGCTCTGCTGCGACAGACGCCTGAGTATCACCTCTCTCTCGTTTCTCAGGGCGTTGGCAAGCTTCTTGTCCTTTGGCAGAACAGCTTTCCTCAGCTTGGAGAGATCTGACAATCCTTTCAGTTCCTTGCTGTTGACAATCAGGCCAGCCTTCTCGGCAGCAGAGATCCACCCAGCTACGGCCTGATACATGTATTTTGCCTCCGCTCTCCTGTTAAGCGTGGCTGTCAGACTTCTGTCAATGGTCGCCAGCGGGTTCTCGGTTTCCAGTGTGCCACCACCATATGCAGCCAGTGGCCTGCTTCTTCTGGACATACGCCAAGGCGGAAGGATGAAGCCGCCATCGTTCAGATCTTCTGCATCCGAGAAGTAATTCAGGTCTTTCGGGTCTTCTATACCGTAGGATTTCAGGAAGCTCTCGAAGTCTTCCATCGTCTCGATATCAGGGTTCCACTCATTATTTTTCAGGACAGCCTCATCAGTCCTTTCAGAGAGGATGTTTCTGATCTGTGTAATGGTCTTCTTCGCCTCAGCCTCTGTCGAGACAGCCATGAAGGTTCTGGTTCTGGTAGCTCCTGCTGCTGAAACTGCCTTGACAAAGAACCTTGCCGGTGACCTGTAATACCTGTGGCCGCCGAAGTTGTATGGCAGAACATCGCTGTAGGTAGGGGTTCTGGATACAACACCAGTGATTTCCGTGATCTCCCTGCCTGATCTTGTCCTGACAGGAGAGGCAAGAAGGAAACCCTTGTCAGTCTCCTCGAACTTACCGGTCTTCATATTCAGCCGCTTCTTCTTGCCATCTACCCTCTTCGCCCTTACAAACTCCTTGCCGAACCTCACCATCACCTCGTTGTTCGCCAGAGACAGCCTGAGCAGCCTATCAGCCTCGACGAGCCATTCAGAGTCCATCAGGGACTTGGCGGCCTTGAACAGTTCAAGCTCCTCCTCTGTAGGCTCCCTGTTATAGACAGATCTGAATTTCCTCTCGAACAGTCCGGTGGACACCCTGCGGTGAACAGACATGGAAGGTTCATCCCTGAACAGGGCGATCATGTTGTCAACAGCCTTTCTGGATGCGGAAGAAACTGTTGAGAGAATTTTTCTGTATTCAGTCATCAGCCCGGTAACTGCAGCAGCAGCCCTTGACTCACCTGTTTTCAGTATGTTGTCAAGTCTCTTCTCTGTGGTAAACCGGGTGGATGAGATAGATGACAGAAGCTTTGAGCCTGAATACACAGAACCTATGTCTGTCGGGTCCACCTGTGTCGGCTGAAGCAGTTCATCCTTGCGAATGAGGTATACTGTCTTTCCCTTCTCGTTGGCTCTTACGACACTGCCACCTATGGATTCCGCGAACTTCTTTGCAGAGCTTTCAGACACCCATGGCTTTCCATCCACCTTGCCTATGAACACAGACAGACGAGGGATGCCGGTTTCATTCCTGTCCATGGTCACATCATTTATCCGCCGAGGGGCCAGTTCAAGTTCATCAACAATCCTGTTCAGCACCTTGTCCCTGTCTATATCAAGGTCGGCAAGATCGTTAAGGATGCCATGCTCACGTATCCTGTCAATCACTGCGTTCCTGTTGGAGATGGTGGAAGACAGGCCGGAGATTGACGGACTCTCGGAAGGCGGCCTTACTGGAGACAGGATAGATGGAGCAGCCGTTTCCGGGGCATTGGCTGCCATTGCCTTTGCTGCCTCTACAGGTCGGCCTACCCTCCTGCCAATCTTTGACAGAGCAGCGCCTCCTGCGCCAACCCCCATCGTAAGGACATCTATCGTTCCGAAGATCTGAGCAATTGCAGCGTCTTCGCTCTTGCCTTTCGACATCGCAGAGTCCATGAACGAAGCAAGGATCAGCGGGTTGCTTTCAGTGAAAAGACCCGCATCCTTCCACTTCTTTACCATTGTATCCGCTTCCTTCACAAACTCATCATCCGACAGGTTCATGTCAAGGGCCATGTTGTAGAGCTTCTCGCCTTCAGCCCTGAGAGACAGATCAGACCCTCTGGTTTCTACACCAAACAGACCAGCAACAGCATCATACGCACTGTTGGCAGGGCTTGAAATGACAACATCTGCCAAGGCTCCTGCCGTGCTCCAGAAGCCGTCCGTCTCATCCATGTTGTCCATGAAGACACGGTTGAGAAGTATTAGCCTCCTTTCGTAGATAGACCCCGGCTTATCGAACAGGGCAGAATAGTCCTCGGCTACAACAGCAGCATCGGTAAATTGCTCACCAGTTGCAGGAGCGACACCCATCAGGGCTTCGACAGCTTCTTCCGTGCTGTTGTTCTCTACGATGTTCCTTACCTTCTGCCCTCTTGTTTCCATGTAGGTTCTGGCCATATCCGCAAGATTATCCTGCGCATACATATCCAGAATTGCATCAATCTCCTTTCGGGTTTCTTCCGATGGTTCATACTTCCATGTTGTCGTAACCTCTGCGTCGAGGAAACCTGAAGTATTTCGCCACGGTTCATCTACAAAGCCCACGTCAGCGACCCCCGAACAGTTCTTCGTAATCTATTGATGCAAGACTTCCGAAGCCGGTAGAGAAGGCATCAAGGTTGGCAGCCCTTTGCAGCCTCTTCTCGATGCCGGAAGACAGTGCATTGTATTGAGCTTGATAGCCGAGAGCTTCCGAGAGACGTGAACCAGAAGACTCAACACCACCGCCGTAAGCCGAAGACGACAAGCCACCCTGTGCCTGCAATGAAGCAAGAGCGGTAGCACGTCTCATCTGCATTTCACGAATAGCCCTTCTTCTTTCCCTCTGAGATGCAAGCTCCCTCTGTCGCGCCTGAAGCTTGGCGGCCCTGCTTCTCTGGTTGGCAGCAGAGATCTGTGTAACCGTTGAAGCGCCTGCAAAAAGAAGGGCTAGACTTTCAAGACCCATATCCCGTCTCCGATGTTTTCATATCCGAACTTTTCTGCTATCCTTTCTATCCTGTGTCCTTTCGGTATCACAGCCATCAGATATCTGAAGCCGCAGTATTCCAGAAATGACAGAAGATCATCATGTGCAGAAACAGCCTCTCTCAGACAATTCCTGTCCATCCTGTCAATGTGTATTGCAACAATGTCATGCCCATATTCCAGTCTCGCCTCTATCTTGTCTGACTTGTAGAATGTCAGTTTCATAAGGTATCCCTCGTGTGAGTTACCACATTCCATCCAAGCAGGTGAAAGTCCTTGTTGCCTTCAGATCTCCACCTTATACGAACAACCCTTCCACTCCCCCTCAGTCTCATCCGGGTTCTTATGGCAGACCTGTCGAAGTCCAGCCTGAGGTCCGGGGCAGAGGGGATCATTGGTGGCAGCCTGTATGCCTGTTGTTCCGACAACCTCTTCTCAGAGAAATCCCATGAGCAGCTTACGAGACAGCCTGATGGATAGGAGAGTGTGTAGTTACCTAGGTTGTCAAGTATCCACCCCTTCTCTGTGCGCTTGAAGAACGAGTCAATGTAAACAATGTTCTTCCTTGTCTGCATCAAGCCGCTGAAGTCATAGGCGATATCCAGAAACGTCTCGTATTCCGTGTCTCCCCAGTCAAGGAAGTTCGTATCCCTGAACTTTGAGAACGAGTATCCTTCGGGGCTGAAGTAGGTGAGGAAGAACAGTTCCGGCTTAAACTTTCTGAGATGTGGCTCCTTCACTGTCACCTGCTGGCCTGATGCAGTAACATTCGTGAGATCCGAGAGCACTACATCCTGTTCCTCGTCCGGCGAGAATGCTTCCCTGATGAAGACAAGATCGGTGACAACAGGTGTAAACAGGAAGTTCTTGTCGCTGATCCTGTATCTGTGGAAGGCTTCAAGAACCTCATCGAAGATCAGTATATCGTTCTTCTTCGTGTGATCCTCGCCATACAACCAGAATACCTTTTTGTTCACGGCATCGAAGGCTCCGGTGACAGTCTCCTTGTTGTCGATCTCAAGCCACAGAGTCTGAACAGAATTGATGGAGATGTTCACCTCTCTAACGTTCATTGTCTGATCTGCTTCAAGGGTATGGATGCCAAACCTTGACCACCAGTATGGCTTGCTGTCACTCTCCACCAGACTGTCAGGGTATTCAAGTCCTACATTGGAGACCTTGGATACAACGTAATCATTTGCCCTGAACACATCATCCACACCGCTTATCCGCCAGATACCATTTGAGGCGAACACAATGAGGTAAGGTCCAATCGCATACAGTCTCCTGATCTGGTAGGCTTCAGGAATGGAAATAAAACCACCATCAGTATCCAGAAGATCAGACAGTTGTTCAGATGTCGGGTCATTCACCTGATACAGATTCCCGATATCCCTCACATCATCCACGATCACACGGCTGAAGAATACCTTGGATCCGTTGTCGTCTGTTGATCCGTTGATACCGGAATACCACACCCTGCCTGCAAATGTTTCCACACATGAGAACCTTGCGTCTTCGGTCGTGTTAAGTGAGGTGTTGCCGATACCTGATACCGTAGCCCTGTCCCTGTTCCAGAGGTTGACAACAAACCTGCCGTTGGTGATTATGGATGTTCCGGCATAGATGCGCTGCCATGAAGTGATATTGAACAGACCGTTGCTGTCCTTGCCTGCGAACCATTGATGTGTCAGGGCCGGAGAGGCGTTCACGGTTGAGGTATAGGTTGTGTACGGGTTGTTCGTCCAGCCGGAGTTGTAGGTATCATACAGACGTGTGTCTGGCGGCGGGAACGGACCATCAGTTGTGTAGGTGCTTCTGTCTCCAAGCCACACGAAGTCTCTTACGCTTATTTCTATCTCCTGATCCGAATAGTTCGTTCCATCAAACGAGACAAGTATGGGATTTATGTCGCTGCTGACAATTACAAGCCTGCCCCTGACAGAGGTTGTGTCTATCTTAGAAGCTACACCTGATGCAGCAGGGGCAAGGTAGGAGTTCAGGTTGATGGTGTAAGAGAGAAGACCGGAAGACAGAGGCTGGCCCGGATCGACGTTGTAGAAATAGATGGTTGATCCTATCTGGACAACGACATTCGTTCTGCCGGAGATGTTGCCGACGTTTCTCCAGACGCTTGTCTTTGTTATCTGCTTGCTTGGAACAGAAAGAAACTGGTTATTCAGTTCGAAGTTGAAACCGAGTCTTCTTCTTCTGGAGCCATCACGCTCGATTGTAGCGTTCAACTCGTTTGTGGTAGTCCCCTCTGGATAGGTAAGTTCCGAGGCTTCCGTCACTATACCACCAGTCAGAGCCACTATCGGCTTTTCTTTTACCGTCACGTCTTTTCTCCTTCCATTCCTCTTTCGTTGACGGCAGAAGACAGATCTTCCATTCTATTGCGTCCTTCTTCCGAAGCTTCCTGATCCTGCACTTTCTCATTGGCTCCGACAGGGCGTCTTCCCAGTTTGTATAGATGTCTTCGGAAGTGTAAACCCTTCTTGGCTCTACCAGCTTCTCACGGTATGCCTCAAGCCTGTAGCCCCTTAGTCCACCACGTCTCACAGGCAAAGCTTTCCATGTATCCTTGTGACCCTCGTGGTTGAAAGCCACCGTAAGGCTGGTTCCATTGTCAAAGAACGTTAGCGTGTAGTAGATCGGGATGACAAGGCCCCTAGCGTACGGAACCTTGTAGCTATACACTTCTTCCGTAATTATTCCAGAGCCTATATCTTCCGACACTCTGCTTATCAGGTCGATAGAGGTATCGGTTCCTTCTTGCGCTCTGTTCAACCTTTTGACTCCTGAAGCCTTTAAGGATTTCGAAAGCGACACTTTTTGCTTCCTCCACCAGCACTGGGAACATGTTGATATCAATGTCAGGTATGAAGTCATCTGTAAGCTGGAATGCCGGGATCACTGTTGCATACCCCCTGAGCTTGCTTGCCTGTATCGTATCATCAACGGATGAGTCGAAACTATCGAACACGATCCACTCATCGTCAAAGGATGTGTAGAAGTCAGGGTGCTTGTCTCTCCTGATCCTGAGATCCGTGTTCGCGTGCTTATCAGGGACTATCTGGATATCACCCTGATACCTGTCTGTCTTGTACAGAAACTCCAACGGTTTCAGATAGCAGATCTCCTTGTAGTTCCTCGGCTTCGAAGGATCATTCTCAACATCATACCATACATTGTCAAGGTGGATCACGTCATCAGGGACCTTCAGGTGTGTAGGGTAGGTGTTGTCCGAGTTGACAACAAGGTTTACAAGCTGCTTGTGCTCCGGGAGAGTGTTCACCTTGAACAGGTTGTAGTAGGTTCTCTCCACGATCCTTGCTATCTGGAAGGCTTCACTTGTATCGTTGATAGAAGACACAGGCTCGCTGTCAAGGTAGTCTATGATCTCTGTAACGATCTCTCTTAGTGTCTTCTTCATGTGATGGACTCCATGCAGCGGAATGCAATATCAGCGCTCACAGCAGTTCCCATTCCATTTGCAGACACGGAAAGGGTATCCCCTTCGATGACATTCAAGGCAACAGTGTTCGATACGTAGCCATACCCTGTCGTGTTCGGAAAGTTCAGCACACTAACGACACCGCCGTTATGCAGGATGTTCATTGAGAACGGGGTGGTTGCTTCCTGAACATATACAGAGACAAGATCAATGACGCCGGAAGTCATGGCTGGAGCCGATATAACGACATTCTGCGACAGATCTTCATATCTGAGTTGCTGTATCAGGTTTCTCCTGACAGTCAGCCATGCACCTGTGCCTGTCCCGTTTGCTACATACACCGACCCCGCCGCTGCTGTAGATATGTTCTTTGGTTCGTGGACATCAGGATCGGTGATATTTCTGTGGTCTATCGACATCTCCAGAACACCAGCTTGTAATCAAACTGCCCCCTAGTTGTGGTTCCTTCGATAAAGAACGTCATGTACGAATTATCCCCTGTGATGTTTCTTGGTCATGATTTCCTCCCAATACAGGTTTGTACCGCATGCCTTCGAGTGAATGCTTACTACACCACCATCATTCCTGATCTGATCTGGTGCCCTCACGAAAAGCTTGTCGTTACTAAGCATGGTGATCTCCTGAGTGGAGGGGGCCGAAGCCCCCTCGTTCAACCTTGGACATACAGAACGAACACCGTGTCTTCGAAGTCAGTCCAGTCGGACAAGTCTCCGCTGATAGCCAGATAGTAGTCCTGAGCAGGATTGCCATCAGGGTCCGGCAGAACATCCTTGTAAGACATGTGGTTCACGTTCTCGATTACAGTGTCACCGTCTGCGCCGAAGTCGGAAGCAGCAAACGAGTTCTGGTTGGTATTCACCCATTGTTCAACCCATTACACCACAGGCTTGACAAGAACCTCAACCACAGACTCGGGACGGTAGAGACCGACACCCCAGCGGGCGGTGATGGAAATCTCGTCTCGCTTATAGCTGACGTTACGGAATGCCTCGACAGTAGGCTGTTGACGCCATGCAGCAAGCCACGGGATGACACCTGAAGCGTTCGAGAAGAACAGTGCAACATCAGCCTCGTTTCCGGCAGTTGTGAAGTTAACCGTTGCAGATCCGTTGTAGACAGGAAGCGCGTTGTCGGTGTTGATACCTGTAGGCAGATAGTTGTTCACATAGATATCCCAGCCGGAGAGGTTGAACAGGAACCTTGTCCCAGTGAGAGACCCATTGTTCACAACATTGTTCCACATCGGATTGACGTTTACAGCGATGTTCGTGGCCATGCGCTCAAGTCTGGTGGCAACATTCTGCGACACGATGCAGACCATGTTCTGTAGAGGCACATTCGCTCTCATAAGAGAGTTCTTGGCCCACGAGAAGTCATCAATGGTCAGTTCGCCGTTCGCGCCGGAGGCGGCAAACCTGTGCATCCCGCCGTTTATGGTCGCTGTCGAGTTCGGGCCTGTGTTGAACACGGCTTCAGGACGGCTGAACACATCAACCTCGTAGCTCTGCATGATAGCTCTTGCAGCCTTGCCCGGAAGTTCCGAGATGACACGGCTGATGTAGCGGCTGTCCTGTTTCATCTTGTCGGTGATGTAGACACCGGCTTGCTTGTACTCGGTAATGCTGAGGGTCCAGTCACCAGTCGAGAGCGGCTGGAATACAACCGGGGTGTCCTCAACATAGTTCTGTGCGGTCAGTTCACCGACACTCGGCACATGAAACGTATTGCCATCCCCGAACATCGGTTCGTTCTGGACATACGATTGTGCCATAAGCTCATCAAGCAGGATATCCTTAATCATGTCCGACCAGACATCTGTCCTGATGAGGTTAGTTGCAGTTGTAGTAGTGATACTCATACGTTATGATCCTCTGGAAAAGGGCTGAAATCTCTCTTTCCGATCTTTTCAGAGACAACCTCCCATTTCGCTACAACAGCGCCATACTGCTGAGGCGACATGAAACCTTTCGTCTTCCGAAAGAGATCAGCAAGTTCGGTTGCTTCCTTGCTGGTATCTTCCTGTTGATGAGAGCTTCCAGCATTGCTTTCGTTGCTGAACAGGAAAGTGCTGCTGTTGTCAGGAAACAACTTCTTGAGAGCTTCGATGTTTTCACTTGCCATGGTTACAAGAGTGTCCTCTGACAGCCCTGTATCCTTGGCAAGCTCCTTGATCTTGTCATCGGGGTTTTCACCGAACACCTTCTCAAGGAACACCTTGTGCTCCCGCTGCTTCTCGATCTCAAGAAGCTCTTTCTTCAGTTCTTCCAGACTCTGCCTGAAAACCTGTTTAAGGTCTTCCTCTTCTTCCTGTTCCTCCGTTCCAGATCCCTCTTGCCGGTGCTGCGCATCTTCGACCTTGGCGTTCTGGAGTTCTTCGATTTTCGCAAGTATTTCCTCGTACTTGGTTTTTTCATGTCTTTCTTCGGTTTTGACTTCTTCCGTCATGCTTCTCAAGTCCCTTGATAATTCTGACCAGCCTGTTGTAGGCTCTCTTAG